GTATTAATGTTATTAACAAAACTTGTTTTTTGTGTTTGTCGTACTGCATATCCCTCAAAATGTTGACCTGTAGCAACATCTTGATTGCCAAATTGATTCATGGTCATTCGCACTCCTTGCTCATACAACATCCATCTAGTTCCGTCGTATCTATAAAGGGCATTTGGCAAATAGTCTGTACGTAGATAAAATTGTCCGTTGGTAGGATTTGATGGAAACAGAATACCTGATCCAAATGTGGCTCCATTTGGAGGATGTCCGTTGCCGCTAGTTACCCCTACATAGTAAGTTGTCTTTGGAGTGTTTAACACAAATGAAGCATCAGCTTGACCATCATTATCTGCATCAATAGTATCTCCGCTACTTGCGGCAGCAACATCAACTAACCCATCTTGTCTAGTTGGAACAATATAATATTGATTTTTGTCATAGCCGCTGAGAGGAGCATCTTGATTTGCCTGCTCAATAATTTGATTGTTTATATCAATATTTTTTTGATATGTGCTTAACAAATCTCGTAGCGAGCTACCATCGCCTGCACCGCTATCTTGATTGAGAATTTCTGCAAATTCTTGTGTATCTACTAACGGTTGACACTTAGCTCGTAGCAAATGAGGATACCATGTTTGACTAAATCCATTAGTAGGACGACTTACATCAGTAACTACATAAAATCTTTTTAGTGCCACAAGACTATCATCTAATGCATATTCATCTTTTAAGTGTGGTAACTCAAAAACATCACCGGGCATAATTTTACGTTGTAGTGCATCTACAGTAGAACGTAAATGAAAATGCACCATAATATTGTCATTGGTTAAAAATAGTCCAAATTGACTTAAATTAAAGTCGAGATCTTGCATTTGATAGATGCCACGTATAACATAAACATCAGGGTCATACTTGCGATCTCTATTTTCCATAAAAAGTAAATCTTGTATTCCTAATTCAGGAATAGGTGCCGTACTGTTATTAGGAGTTGTAGGTGTGCTTTCGCCCTCGGCTGGCGCAACGGTTCCTATATATTTGTGAATGTAAATATCGGTACCGCCAACCTGAAATTGTTCGTTAATAACACGATCAAGAAACCTAAAATCAGGTCCTTTTTCTGGTTTGTACAGAGATAGTCTTGGCATAGTATTATATTTATGGATAAATATCAACATGACTGATAACGAATTAGAGCGACAAAATGTAATAGACTACATCCAAAACATGCTAGGCTCTGGCATGATTGATGTAGAGCTTGATCCTTCACACTATAATACAGCTATTGATCGTGCTTTGGCTAAATTTCGTCAAAGAAGTAGTAATAGCGTAGAAGAAAGTTTTGGATTTCTAACCATACAAGTTGATGTTAACGAGTACATTCTTCCTAAAGAAGTTATGAATGTACGTCAACTATTTCGTCGAAGTATTGGATCACGCAGCGGTGGCGGCGAAGGTGGAACATTATTTGAACCTTTTAACCTAGCCTATTCTAATACATATTTGTTAGCCAGCTCTAACATGGGCGGCCTTGCTACTTATTACGCATTTGCCAGTTATCAGAAACAGGTAGGTAAAATGTTTGGCAGCGATATTAATTTTACTTTTAATAAAACCACCAAACTTTTAACAATTATGCAACGTCCTAGGGCCGAAGAAGAACTTTGTCTATGGTTGTATAATTATCGTCCTGATTTTAACCTGTTACAAGATCCACAATCTGGTCAATGGCTCAAAGATTATGCACTAGCAACCTGTAAAATGATGCTAGGTGAAGCACGTGAAAAATTTGCCAGTATCGCTAGCCCGCAAGGTAGCACACAGTTAAACGGTGGCGCACTCAAAGGTGAAGGCAAAGCCGAAATTGAAATGCTAGAACAAGACCTAGTCAATTACAAAGACGGTGGAACACCTCTTACATTTGTAATTGGCTAAAAAAATATTGACATATTAATAATAGAATACTAAATTATAGTATCGCTTAGGAGATGCTATGATTATTGGTTTCGTTGGATTTATTGGCAGCGGCAAAGACACAGCCGCAGATTATTTGGTAAATTTTCATGGCTTCCGACGAGATTCATTTGCAAATACTTTAAAAGATGCTGTAGCCGCCGTGTTTGGGTGGGATAGGGTTCTACTTGAAGGCCGCACCAAAGAAGCACGTGAGTGGCGAGAACAAGTAGATACATGGTGGGCAGAACGTCTGGGCATAAAACATCTTACTCCTAGATGGATTTTACAATACTGGGGTACAGAAGTCTGTAGAAATGGATTTCATGACGATATCTGGATCGCCAGTGTTGAAAATAAAATGCGTAAGACCAAAGATAATATTGTTATCTCTGATGTGCGTTTTCCTAACGAAATACAGGCCATACATAATGCAGGCGGATTAGTAGTCCGTATTAAACGCGGACCCGAGCCAGAATGGTACGATGATGCTGTAAATGCCAACGAAGGATCTAAAAACATGAGTTGGTTGTTAAGCAAGGATCGTTTAACTAAACTAGGAATACACGCCAGTGAAACTGCCTGGGTCGGTGGTAACATAGATCATATCATTGTCAATGATTCGACTATTGATGATTTATTTGAGCAAATTAGAAAAATTTTACCTAGTCAACAAGACCTTAGTGACGATGTAAAAATTGCTCTTGATCTTTATTAAAAATCTGGCTTTAAATCTCCTTGCTTCCATTTAATTCCTTCTCTATGAAGAAATCGTTGGCAGTTAGCACATACAGTTTTTAGATTACTATATCTAAAATTTGTTAAATCGCCATCAACGTGAAATACGTTGAAGACTTCGTTGCATGGCGATTTAAAACCGCACTTATCACATTCATTCTTTTTTCTATAGCCTGCAGATGCCCATGCAGGCTTTCCCTGTTTTCTATTTCTAGAACAGTGGTCGCAGACGGCTCTATAAAACGGCTTGCCTTGTTTATAGTAATTGATTGCCACAGGCCTTTCGCTACATTTTTTGCACAATAATCTCATACCCGCCCTTTTAGCGCCCTTTTTACTCTGTATTTAACCCCAATTTTTTTACCATAGCGGCTAAATAAAACAAAGTAGATCTCCCAAGGAGTTATAATATGGCAAAAACACTAACATCACCTGGCGTATCCGTATCAGTAATCGATGAAAGTTTCTATACCCCTGCTGGTGCCGGTACCGTCCCGATGATATTTGTTGCAACCGCAGAAGATAAAGCAAACGGTTCTGGTTCAGGAACAGCACAAGGAACAACAGCCGCAAATGCCGGCAAAGTCTGGGTCATTACAAGTCAACGTGACCTAACTGATACATTTGGTACACCATACTTTGAAACAGATGCAGAAGGCAATCCTGTTCATGGTGGCGAAATGAATGAATACGGATTACAGGCAGCATACAGCGCACTAGGTGTAAGCTCAAGAGCTTATGTTGTACGTGCCGATGTAAATCTATCACAATTAGCACCTGATGCAACAGAGCCTAGCGGTACACCTGTAAATGGTACGTACTGGATTGACACTGACGCTTCAGTTTACGGTGTTAACGAATGGAATGCAACTACAGGTAAATTTACTGTAAAAACACCATTGATCATTGATAACACAAACTATGATGCTGACTACGATGTAGGTGCCAACGCACCTAACGCACTTTTTGGTTCTCTAGGCAGCTATTGTATGGTACTAACATCTAGTATCGCAATACTATATAAGAAACTAAGCGGTGGATGGACAGAAGTTTCTGATGGGTTTGACTCAGGTAAAAAAGTTCGACTAACCCCTCATTATCAATATCCAGATTTTACTGCTACTGGCTTAAATGCTGCCACAGGTAGTGTATGGATCAAAACAACTTCTCCAAGTTTAGGCGCAAAATGGGCTGTTAAACGTTACAATGGATCAACTGCACAGTGGACATTAGTAACAGCACCTTTGTATGCATCAAGACAAGAAGCATTGGCTGCACTTGATACAACCAGCGGCGGATCAAAAATTGCACTAGGCACAGTATTTGTTCAATACGACTACGATGCCGACAATAGTGCAAAATTTGTTCCACATATTCGTTACAGAAGTTCTCCTACATCAGTTTCTAAAACAAGTTCTGCCGCTTACAATAGCAACGGACAGTTTACAATTAGAGAAACTCTACAAGACGGAACATGGAGTAGTGCAGTAACAATTGCTACTGCTGCAAGTCCTTCAACACCAGTTGGTCAACTAATTGCGGCAGCAATTAATGCTGCTGCTGGCCTTGATTACGTATCAGCTGTATGGGAAGCCAGTCTAAATAGATTAACAATTTCTCATTCACTAGGCGGTGATATTGAATTTAATGAAACACTAAATCAGCCTATTACCACAGGTTTGGTAATGACTCCATCAAATACTGCAAATTTCTATTCTGCTCCAAGCAGCACATATATTGCGAGTAACTGGAAGCCGTTGGTCTACGAAGCACAAACAACAGTACCAACCACAGAGCCAGACGATGGACAACTATGGTTCTCTAGCGAACTAGATGTTGATATCATGTACAATGATGGTACTAAGTGGGTTGGATATCTAAATGCATTTCCTAGTGCAGATCCACTAGGACCTATTGTTAGCGCATCTGCCCCAACTACACAGCAAGATGGTGCTACATCGTTGGTTACTGGCGATATCTGGGTAAGCACAGACAATCCCGAAGATTACGGACACGATGTTTACGTATATGACGGTAGTGCATGGATATTACAAGATGTAAAAGACCATGATACCACATCAGGTTGGGTGTTTGAAGATGCTCGTTGGACCTCAACTAGCACCGTTGCTACACGCAGCAGTATGTCTGACCTTTTAACCAGCGACTTCGTAGATCCTGATTGTCCTGATCCAAAGTTATATCCAATTGGAACAAGATTATGGAATACTCGTTGGAGTGGAAACAATGTTAAGAAATATGTAAAGAACTATATTAACGTTGACGAAACCAATCCACGTATGAACGACGAAGCAATGACTAACTACGCACCGGATCGTTGGGTAACCGCAAGTCCGCAAGACGAAAACAAAGTTGGTCAGTTTGGTCGAAAAGCACAGCGTAGTGTAGTTGTAAAAGCACTAAAAGCATTGGTAACTGCCAACACAACTATCCGCGATACAGATACATTAGTATTCAACTTAATTACATGCCCAGGATACCCTGAGCTAATGCAAAACATGGTTGAGTTCAACGTAGATATTGGGCAAACTGCATTTATTATTGGAGACACACCATTTAGATTACCCGGTACAGGCACAGACCTAATGAACTACGGTAAAAATACTGTTGGTGCAGTTGATAACAATGATACAGCAGCAGTGACCTATGATACCAGTTTAGGTATGTTCTATCCAAGTGGCTATACCAATGACAACCTTGGCAATGCTATTGTTGTTCCACCTAGCCATATTATGCTACGTACAATTTTGAACAACGACAACAAAGCGTATCTATGGTTTGCTCCAGCAGGTACACGTCGTGGTGTTGTTGATAACGTCAGTAGTGTAGGTTATGTTGTACCAAACGCAGGAACATTTAAAACCGTAAGCCTACATCAAGGCCTACGCGATGTTTGTGCAGAAGTAAAAATTAATCCTATAGCTACAATTCCAGGTGTAGGTATTGTTAACTATGGACAATATACTAGAGCCAGTGCAGCCAGCGCACTTGACAGAATTAATGTCAGTCGACTAATTTCTCACTTACGTAGACAATTAGCAATACTAGCAAAACCATATTTGTTTGAGCCAAATGATAGCCAAACACGTACTGAAATTAAATCTGCCGTCGAAGGACTGTTAACAGAGCTTGTAAGTCAACGTGCTCTTTATGACTTCTTGGTAGTGTGTGATTCTTCAAACAACACCCCTGCAAGAATTGATAGAAGCGAGCTATGGGTTGATATTGCCATCGAGCCAGTGAAGGCTGTAGAATTTATCTACATTCCTTTACGTATCATGAACACTGGCGAAATCGCAGCCATGAGTAAATAAGGAGCATTAAATGCCAATCGCAAGTTTATCCAGATTTTCAGTTCCGCTAGATACAGACCAAAGCGCAAGTAACCAAGGTTTGTTGATGCCTAAGTTACCGTACCGCTTCCGTGTGGTACTAGTTGACTTTGGTGTTGGCGGAGCTCCAGCAACAGAATTAACCAAACAGGTTATGACCGTAGATCGTCCAAAGCCACAATTTGAAGAAATCTCATTACACGTTTACAACAGCGTAGTTAAACTAGCCGGTAAACCAAAATTTGATGATATCAAATTAAAACTACGTGATGATATGACTAACCTTGTTACTAACAAAGTTGGCGAACAAATGCAAAAGCAGTTTGACTTCTTTGAACAAGCCAGCGCATCATCGGGCTTAGACTATAAATTCACAACCTTTATTGAAATACTTGACGGTGGTAATGGTGCTTATACACCAACTCCGCTAGAAACATTTGAATTACAAGGTTGCTGGATTAAAAACGTGTCATATGATGGCGGTGATTATAGTAAGAGCACCGAGGCAATGGGCATTGAACTTACAATTTGTTACGACAACGCATTGCAGACCGTTGGTATTAACGGCGGTATTATTGGTCTTGGACTACCAATTGGTAGAACAGGTGGAACCACAGCTATCGGTAGTTAATATCAAAGCAACTTTAAAAACCCGGTTTATGCCGGGTTTTTTTATGGCATAAATAATGTACTATGAGTTCCTCTTTCTTTAAATTTTTATCTGGTCAAGGCAACGGTCTTATGTTTAAGAGCTATGCCCATGCTACAGGACTATATGTCACCGGCAACATGGCACGAGCTCCTAAATTAGGATTTTTATATTATGTTTCTTTTAACATCAACCCTGAAGCACTAGACGACAATTATATAGAATCTAAAGGATCCTACGATGTTGGACTATTAGTAAAAAAGGCCGATCTTCCAAAATTTAAAGCTACAGTAGAAACTATAAATCAGTACAATAGAAAAACCAACATACAGACAAAACTAAGCTACGATCCTATTAGCATTGAATTCCACGACGATAACAGCGAAATAACAAATAACCTTTGGGTCAATTATTACAAATATTATTTTAAAGATTCTAACTATCATTATGGCGGCTCAATTGGTAATGCATTCGATGATACAAAATTTAATCTTGATGACTACGGTTATGGCTTAGATAACTTTCAAGACAAACCATTTTTTAAATCTATTGATATTTTTGTATTACATCAAGGTAGATTTACACAGATAACCTATACTAATCCTATTGTTAATAGTTGGGAACATGACTCTGTAGACCAGACCGTAGGTAATAAAATTATGGGAAACAGAATGACAATTTCCTATGACAGCGTAGGTTACAATTACGGATCTATTGTCAGCGATGAAAAAGCTG